TCATAATTGCCGTCCCTGCCGGGTTTGGCCGGGGATACCCCCAAGGCCGAAAGCAGCTGGCCGGTGGAACGGGAATCTGTGCCGTTGCCAATCGCGGCTTGCAGATTGGGCTTCACTTTTTGCAAAACCACATCCGCCCCGGCTCCCAAAACCCGCGGGATAATTTCATCGGTTTTTTCGCCCAGCCGCGAGATTTTCAGCAGAAACTCTTCCGGCAGCCGCACGTTTACCCTGGCCATACTCTCACCCTTTCAGCGGAAACTTTTTGACAGCCATTCGCCACGCCGCCATACTTCCGGCGGAAACTATTAAGCAGCCGTGGGGAGTGTCAACGTCATCCTTCCGATGGCGTGATTTTTTCGGCCAGCGCCTCAATATACATTCCGCGCATATATTCCGCGCTTACTATGTTGTAGCGCTCCCCGCCGCATATAATGGACATGGCGGGCGTTACGGCGACGCCCGGTATAACGCGCAGCCGGAATAGCGCGGTGGCCTGGGAAAACGCCGCGCGGTTTTTCCATGCCTCGCTGCCGTGTCTTTCTTCTTTATAGGCCCAAACAGCGGCAAGGGGCTTGACGCTGTTAACGCCAAACCCCTCGCTGTCTTTGGCCGGTTCATTTGATATTAAAGTGATTAAGTGACGCATTTTGCCAAAAGACATAAACCGCTCCCTGCTATACTTCCCAGTTTTTGTTCATAGCCAGCAGCCGGTCCGCCGCCTGCCAGGCTTGCGCCGCGGCGCCCGCGCCGCCGGAAAAGAAGCCGCCCGTGCCGCCGTCCCTGCTTTCGTAAAAATGGGAGGCCATCATCAATACCGCCTGTTCTGTAGCCGCCGGTAACGCGGCTCCCGCCAGATAACAGCCTTCCGGCATATGCTGGCGGCTTTCGGCATACGAAAAGGCGGCGGCTATAAGCCCTTGCAGCAGCCCGTCGTCGGCGTCATGCTGCAAAATAAGGTTGGCCTTTAGCTTTTCCAGCATGGTTTGCATAAGCGTCATAGTACCGCCCCGTTATAATTTTGCCGCCCGCTTGCAAAGCTGCCGCTCAGCCGCGATAGCTACGCGCCCATTTTTAGCAGCTGAATCCCCTCAGACAGTATCACCTTGCCGTCCACGCGCTCAGTGGCTATAAAGCCGACCTGCCCGTTTCCGGCGTACAGCTCGTTAAGCCGCTGCACAGTGCGCCCCATTCTGTCGGCTATCCAGTAGTTAGCGAAATCCCCGAACGCTACCGGCAGGGCGTTGGCGGCGGCGGCAGGCGCGCATGGCGAGGTATAAAGCGGGTAGCCCATCAATCTGTCCGGCTGCCCGGCCTGAATTGAGGGCTGCCATAGATACTGGCCGTTATTGTCCTTGAGCTTACGCAGCGCCGAGACCGTAATGTCGCGCATAAGAAACACGGCGTTTCTGCGGTACGGGCTTTTTAGCGCGTATACCAGGTCGATAATATTATCCGCCGTAATCAGCGTGGGGCTTGCCGCCGTTACGCCCACAACGCCGCCGTTTGATGTGAATATGCCGGTTGGCTGGCCCGCGCCGGTTCCTACGCAAAACGCCTCTTCCTCGGCTATTCCGAACGCCCGCGCGAACTCATCAGCTATATAGCCCTCAAGGTCAAACATAGAGTCTTGCAGCAGTTCCAGGCTGACTTTAATAAGGTCGGTAAGTTTAAAGGCGTCTATGGTTTTTTGCTCAAAAGTTGCGCCGCTCTCAATATACGGGGCGTTTTCGGCTGTCCAGCGGGCTTCTGAGTGCGTGGCCGCAACCGGTATCTTACGTTCCNCGGCGGTGGAAATGGTCTTAGCTATGGCGCGCACGGCGTTTACCTCAGTAAGCCGCCGCACAATCTGCCGCTCGAATTCCAGCGGCACAAGGTACCCGCCGTCAGTATCCGGGGACGTGCTTAAAACATTGCTTACCGGCGGCTTGCCGCGCAGTATATTGGCGAAATCGGCTTTATATTCGTCCGAGGCTCTGCCGGTTCTGTCCGCCGCGGTTTTAGCCGGGGCGTTGGTTATGGGCTGGCTGGTGGGCCGCGAAAGCTCCAGATCCAACGCGGCCTGGCGCTCCAGG